GTTGATTACAAATGCTTCCTGATCATAGTAATGATCGAAATCAAAACCATTTGGATTTGTACCTACGCGGAATAATTCTTCTCGATTTCTTTCCTGTGTAAGACCAGATAGTAATCTTACTTTTGTTGGAGATTCTACGTGAATGATCATAGATTCTCTTAACTCTTCACTCTTTCCACTGATATAATCGATCAGAGAATTAAGACTTGTAGCTGTCAATGGTTCTGCAAACTCTTCTCTGTCATATCGTGACATAGATTTATCGCAATAAGTCTTTCCTGCGATTTTTACAACGTGTGGCTCTCTTGCACTGTCTGTCAATTCTTCGATCTTTTCGATTGCTTCTCTTAAAAATGTATTATCCATTGTTATGTATCCTCCTGTTTTATGCCTGTTTTGCTTTTCTTAAATCAATCACTTTGTTGCTTGGTTCGTAGATCTCTCCAGTATCCGGATCAAAAGCTTTCGGTGTTTCATCTTCTTCCTGGTCGATCACATCATCAACATTCATCTGACCAGGAATCTGGTTAAAGATTTCAACCGCTTCAACCTCTCCGGTGCGAAGATCTCTGCCCATACTCAGTGCTGTTGTAGCTCCAAGTTCTGGTGCAAGGCTTAACTTTGTTTCTACCGTAGTTGCCACAAAGTTTCTTTCATCGTTTGGTCGGAAGCTGATTGACACATTGATCTTTCTGACCTTCTGCGCATCAGTGTTCGGGTCTTGAACATTTTCAGTGATCTTCTCTAATGCCTTATTAAGCTGTACTGAAAGTTTCCCTCCTGCAAACTGTTCTAAGTTAATATGTTTCATCGTGTTGCTCCTTTCTTTTATTTAAAGAACTGCTGTGGTTCTTCTTTTTCTGTTTCGGTTGGAATTGGCTGTGGTTCTTCTTTAGGAACCGTACTTTCCGGTAAATCTTCCTGCTGCATCATTGGAATCTTTTCATCTTCCCTTGTAACAAAATACTGCTGTCCGTTTTCTGGTTCTGCATAACCGCTTTCTTCTGCAATATACATACCACCGAAAGTTGAAGGAAAAGCTTCTCTCAATGCCTGAACCAATGCCACTTTTCTGATCATTGTTGCCGGCCTTGATTTCCACTGGCTATTCAATGTTCCATCTTTTTTTCTGCCTGCGTATTCATCAAACGCAACTTCTGCTTCATATGCATGTGCCTTATCTTTTCTCCAGACTTTCGCCCATCCACCAATAACTTCTTCTGTAGGCAGACGAAAACTTCCGGATCTATGAATAACCTCACCGTCTCGACTATCAACTACGATGATCCCTGCTTCAAATCCATCGTAAAATTCATTCTGTTCTGCTCGCTTCATATAAGCTTCTTTTCCGACTACCATTGTTGCTGGTTCGTTTCCGTACTTAATACAGTACGCTTCTTTTACCCATGGATTTAAACCACTATGCTTACACAAATTCATAAACATAATGACTTCTTCCATTGTCACACGTTCTTTATTTCCAGAAATCATATAATTTTTTATAATCTCTGGTGTTAATTCAATTTTGTGTCCGGCAACCTCATATGTTGCAACCTGTGCGTTCTGATACATGTCTGTTCTTTTCTTTGCTAAACTGTTTCCAACTGCCATCTTATAATTCCTCCTGACTTATGATTTTAAATTCTTCACATGTTTTCTTAAGAATGCTGATCTTCGCATTCGCTTCATCAAAGTTGTGCTCTTTTACAACACAACGAAATGTAATCGCTAATGTTCTTTCTCCCGTACGTTTAGGTTTAGGAACTTCTGCCGGTTCTTTTGGCATCTCTGATGCTTCTTTACTTTCGCCAGCAGATGCCACTTTCTGCGCTTCTTCTTTTAACTGTTGCTGTCTCTGCTCTTCCTTCTGCTTCTGCTCTTCCTCAAATAAGGCTTTCTTCTTGGCGGTCTCCTCTAACTTCTGTTTCTTCATCATTGCAGCGTTCAGATCAAAAGCTTTCAGATATTCTTCTTTCATTTCAAAAACATAAGGACTTGTATCTGCATTGATTACTTTCAGATCGCTGTCAACTTTATCTCTGATCTCTGCGATCTCTGTTGTGATAGATTTCAATGTCGTTGATACATTTAGCCAAGAATCCTTATAGATTTTTTCAAATGGAACCGTGCGATCAAGATCACCGATTGTCTTTGAATAGATTCCCTTGATTTTCTCTAATTTTTCTTGCCGTGTTGCTTCTTCGTATCCTTTGATCTGGATGTCAATGTTTCCAATCGCTTGATCAACGATGCCGATCAGTTCTTTTTCCTGTTCTTCAAAAACTGTGTATGGCTGCATGACCTGTCGTTTGATTTCTTTTCTTTTGTTCTCTAATGCAGTCACAAACTTATTAAGCTTTGCGCGATCCTTTTTTGCATCCTTGATCTGATCTGCTGTATAGACCAGATTCATATAGTCGTTTGCTTTCTTCTGGATCTCTGTTTTCAACTCTTCATAATTCCAGTCAATCTCTTTCAGGAATCCTTCTTCCTGCGGATTGTATATCTTAAATTCCATGTATTTCTCCTTTATTGATTCATCTGATCTTTTCTTTTATACTAATGTTGTAGTTTTTATTAGCCAAAGAAAGGATAGTTTTATGCACACACCAGATGATTTACGTTATGATTTAGCACTCATTGGAGCACAAGCCAAGTTCCAAAATGCTCTTGCCAGAGACGTTGTTTCTGATCTGTACCCTGGTAACGAACTATATGGAGAAGCCGAATTACTTACTTCATTTTTTAATGATATTTATTCTACTCTCCAAGATCGTTCTGATTCAGATTTTGTTACAGATGCGCCTTTTTAATCACCTCTTCACGAGTCATATTTAAAATGACCTCAATATGTTCAACAGTCAGGTTATTGCTTTTTAAAATCTCCACAATTTTATTTACAATAACCTGATTTTCTTTTTTCTTTTCTTGCACCTCTTTCATATATTCATCGTATCGATTCATGACAATTTCTCCTTTTAAATTTCTGGAAGAATCAAGTTTGGTTGCTGTCTTTTTAAAACTTTCTGCCAGAACTCTTCTTCCGCTTGTCTTAATATCTCAATATCTTCTTCTACGTCTGATCGCTCAATATGGTAATCTTTTGTCTCCAGCCTGATTTGACCCTGCCATACTGATTTCAGCTGTGCTCTCAGTTCAACAAACTCATATTCGGTAACTAGCAGGTAATGTAGCACCTGTATGTAATAGTTATCTGGAATCTGATCTCTCCATTTTTCTCTCTGCATGCTTTGCAGGATATTAGTTGTCTTGATTTCTAAGATTCCTTTGCGACCATCCTGATCGGTCAGTTCTCCATCCAAAGAAGCATGCGCCCATGGATGCTTTTCATTTCGGATCATGTTGTCTCCGAAGTACTCAACCTTATACTCTGGATGATCCAGTGCAAACAGTGATCGAAGTAATGGCTCTGCATCATGCCCATACTTCACATAGTCCTTATCCGAAATATCTGGAGCTGTTCTCTGCCCTGTCTTTTCTAAATACAGTTCTGTATTGATTTTATATGGATTAAGTCCTAATACCGCAGATGCATCAGATCCACCGATTCCATGTCTGGCATTTAACCAGGAATCAAAGGAATCAAACTGGATCCGTTTAATTCCTTTGCTGATTTCGATTATTTGCATAGTCTGTCTTCCTTCTTAAGCTTTTGCTCTCACTACTAACGTCTTATATTTCATTCGTAAAGTGTCTCCTGCAAGTTCTGCAGTTTCTTTTTCTTTATCATTCAGATTCTTTTCTAAAGTGTCTGCAATAAATCTGAGAACGCCCACTGTAAGATCACTTGCAATTTCTGGAACCGGATTTACGCAATCACTAATTTCGAACAAAATGGTTTCCAACACTTTTTCTAGTTCATCAGCTGCCTTGTCTGTGCATCCTGCTGTATCTAAAACATGACCTCTTACGATTCCTTCTGTTACTTTCTTCATTGTTTCACTCTTCATTGTCGTTTCCTCTTCTTTCTTCTAATAATTCAATCAATGTTTCTTTAAGTTGTCTTGCTTCGTTTATACAATTCCAATCATCTAGAAATAGTATTGCGCTATAATCTGGAAGTTGTTCTACATCAAACCCATTTTTCCAATATTTAATGGTAAGTCCACTAGTTGCTCCGTAATATCGAAAATTAACACACGGTTTATTTTTTCCTCTCCAGACAATCCTTCCATCTGCATTTTCTTGCAACTGTAAAGACAGATTAAGGATCTCAACTGCTAATTTTCTGATTTCACTTTTCTGACGATCTGTGTTATACTGTTCTTGTCTATTTAGCTGTGTGCCTAATGGAGTTGCCGCTCCGTGGGCACTTTTTTCTTTCTCATTCATCAAACCTCTTCACTCCTTCCTCGTAGATTACTGCTGTGATCAAACTCACTGCTGCTAGTTCCTTAAATATTCCCATTGCGATCAGTACCGCTGCGGTGCAGATCATTGCTTTTGTTTCTGATTGCATCTTTATGCTCCTTTCTCAAACACTTATCATTTCAGTTGCAAAAAACTTTTTTGCATTTATGAAATATCTATGCTTATTTTCACTTGTCCGGATTGCATATCCCCATGGAAAAATCCCTTGAATCAGTCCTTTTTCGATTGTTGGAACACCCATTCCCATCAAATACGCAACTTCTTTCGGGGTTAACGTTTCTATTTTCTTTTTAGGAATTACCATCTCTTCGAAGTAATTCTCTGGAAGATCAAATGCTTCTGCAATCTCATTTCGTCTTGCTTTTGTCGGTTCCGAATCTCCAGACATCCACTTACTGACGGTCGATCTACTTACACTGCAGATTCTGGACAACTCTACTTGATTGATGTTTTGATCTACCATTACTTTTTTAAGCCTGTCCCTGAACACTTTTTATCACCTGCCTTTCTTCAGATGGCTTAAGTCTCC